TTTTTTATCATTTTTTTATCATTTTTTTATCATTTTTTTTATATTTAAACTATCTTATTAATACTGTACGAATATTTTCAATTTCATTAATCATATTCATTATAAGCCATCTATCATCTAATTCATCAAAAGGTTTTATTATAGCCTGAGCATATCCATTTATAATAACATTCGCCCATTCACTTCTTTGATTTCTATTATAATATTTTTCATTAATATTATATTTTGGGTTTATTACCTTGCATAATTTTTCCTCATACAAAATATCTTTGGCAGGTTTACGAGTTGATTCTACTAACTTTCCTTTTTTATTTTTCCAAATAAATTTTTTTTTTTCTATATATCTTCCAAAATCATCTTTTAAATACTTATTACACCATTCATTAGAATAAGAATTACATAATAGTTGTGAAGATCCAATAACACCAATTGGAATTTTTTTTTCGGATTCTTGATCTAGTTGATCAACTAATTTAATTGTACCATTGGAAGTTAAATATACAATTCTTCCATAACGATCATCATTTTTAACATTTCTATCATCCCATTCAAACATATAAGAATTTAAATTATTGCCGTTTAATCCAATTAAATAATTTGAACTTATTGTGTTATGTTCTAAATCAAAATATTCATTTTGGCCATTCTCTCCTGGTAATCCTCTTTCACCTTGAATTCCTTGCAATCCTCTTTCACCTTGAATTCCTTGCAATCCATTTTCACCTTGAATTCCTTGCAATCCTCTTTCACCTTGAATTCCTTGCAATCCTCTTTCACCTTGAATTCCTTGTCGGCCAGGCAATCCTTGACGACCTCTATTTAAATTTTCAGATTTTTCATCTTTAGCATTATTACAAATATTATCTGTTATTTTTACAGATGTTTTAGATAATGTTTTTATTAATTTACAAAGACTTGCAATTGTTTTTTGTATATCATTCATATCTTCTGTAACTTCCTTATTACCAGATAATATTTCTGAAATTTCTGCTTTATTTGCAACTCCCATTAATTTGCCAAATCCAATAATAAAATTATCAACCGATTCATTCATAATTAATAATCATTTTATTTTATTAATAATAAACTTATATCGTTTTTTATTGAATTATTATTATTTGTTATTTAAGATATAATTTATATTATTAATATAATTTATTATGAATAACAAAATAGATAACACTTTATATAAAGAATTAAATATTGAGAGAGATGCTAGTTCTTCGGATATAAAAAAAGCATATCATAAATTAGCTTTAAAACATCATCCAGATAAGGGCGGTGATGCGGATAAATTTAAAAAAATACAAATGGCTTATGAAGTATTATCAAATACTGAAAAAAGAGAGAAATATAATAGATTTGGACTAGATTTTATAAATAATGAGAATAATATACCAGAAAATGATATATTTAATATGTTTTTTTCACGAACAAATGTAAGATCTCCTCCGCGAAAAAAAAAAGGCAAAGACACAACTCATACTTTAAATGTTACATTAAAAGATTTGTATATTGGAAAAATACAAAAAATAAAAATTCAACGATTAATTATAGAGGGAAATCCAATTAAATGTATTAATTGTAACGGACGTGGTTATATAAGACAAATAAGACAAGGTCCCGGATTTTTACAAGAATCAAATACAGGATGTGCAAGATGCCAAGGAATTGGGCAAATTTTTAAACATATTAGAAAAGAGGTTATATTAGGAGTTGAAATCAAAAAAGGTATGAATATTAACGAAAAATTTAGATTTTCTGGATTGGGAAATGAATATCCACATGTTATTACGGGAGATGTTGTTATTAAATTTAAACTTATAAAGCATAATACATTTGTATTAAAAAATAATGATTTAATTATGAAAAGGAGAATATCATTAGTAGAAGCTCTATGCGGTGTAGAATTTTCAATAAATCATTTAGATGATAGAGTATTAAATATTAAATCTTCTTTTGAAGATTTAATAGCATTAGAAAATGGAAAATTTCCGTTTCGGTATATTGAAAATGAAGGAATGCCTTATTCAGATTCAAACAAAAAAGGTAATCTAATAATTGCATTTGTAATTGTATTTCCTACATCAAATGATTTAGATGATAATAAAAAAAGTGAACTAAAAAAAATTCTTCCAGAATCACTTAATACGATTAAGTCAACAGAAAATATACTTGAATTAAAAAAATGTAATGGAGATATTTTAAAAAATTATAATAGAAATATGAATGATGAAAATTATTCATCAGGATGTTCGCAAATGTAACATCATTATTTTTATTGATTACAAAAGTATTAATATAGAAATTTAAATTTGGGAATTAATTCAAAAGTTATTATATTCTAATACTAATTTTTATGATAGAATTAATAAAATTTATTCCTTGTGATATTATAATTAATGTAATAGAACCATTTACAAGATCTACACAAAATCCTTATATATTACAAGATATAATATCATTTACACAAACAATTTTTATAGTTTATAGACAATATTGTGTAAATTTGTATAATATTATTGATATAGAAAATGAAAACATTAATAAGTATGAAAAATATATTATAGATAAATTAGCATGGTATTTTTTAGAAATTGATTTACATTGTTTTATAATACAATTTGAACTTTATGATGGATTTTTAGAATTAATGAACTTTTCAACATTTTTACAATTACTACATATTTCTGATTTAGCTACAATTATAGAAAAATCAGAATATAAAAAAACAAAACAAGTTGTTTATAAATTATGGGGATTTTTGTCAATTTCTCAACGTGAACAATTTATGGAAATACATAATTTATAAATAATTTACTTATTCTATTTATTATGATAATAATTGCATTTTTCTAATTAATTTATTTTTATTTTTTTGTTGTTGAATAATGTGATTCAGCATAACAATACCAATATTTTTGTGTTTTATCTATATCACTTATTTTTTCTGTTTTTATATTAATATCTGATTTTACATCAATATCTGATTTCATATTAACATTGGATGTAATGTTAATATTTGATTCTATATTAACATAATTATTAATATTACAATCATTTAAAGTATAGTGTGATTCTGCATAAGCATACCATAAAGGTTTTGTTTTATTAATGTGACTTAATTTATCTTCAATTATATTATTTTCGATCATATTAATACATAATATATATTTTATATATGTATTGACGATATTTTCTAATATTTTTAATTTTAATTATTTTAATTATTTTGTTTAAATTAGTCTATTTTTTAGATATTTTTTGTATTTCAATAATATTAGTATCACAAGCTTTTTTCTCTAATTGAAAATAAGAAATAGTTAGTGTAGGAATTATAATAATTGCAATCCAAAAACTTATTGCAATCATAGTAGTTATGTAAGAAGTGTCACTAGAATTTAAAGCATTGTAGAAACCAATTCTCATAAATTTAAAAGTTGTTGCTAAATAAAATATTAATAAAATACCTATTGGAACTATTAAAGAATTTACAAAAATACTATATCGTTTTGGATGTTTGCATTGAGAATGCATTGCATAACCCATAAAAATAGTTTGTAAATAAGATACAACACATGCGATTAATACTATTAGATAAGATGCTTTTTTTAGAACAGATTGATCTATGTCTGTAAATCTATAATATATTATTATCGCTACTATTTGGGTAATCAAATATAAAACTGTAGAATTTTGTACTATTGTATGTAACATATACGATGAATTATTTGGATGTTTTTTAACAGTACATGTTATAATAAAAATAATTAATACTATTATAAAAAAAACAATTGCAACTCCAATTTCGGTATACAATACATTTTTAACTTTATTAATTATATTATTAGTATTCATATTTGTGTTTTCATTTTGAATACTTATTTTATCATTATCAATATTATCAATATTTTCAATAATATTATTAGTATTCATATTAGTATTCATATTTTTGTTTTCATTTGTAATAGTTATATTATCAGTATCAATATTTTCAGTAATATTATTATTCATTAATTAATAAAACAGATTATTTTTATAATAATAAATATATAACTTATGAATCATTAATTAATAAATATAATAGAAATAAATTATATTCTTAATATTTTTTCTTAATATTTTTTTTCTTTATTATCTGAATATAACCAATTTGCAAAATCTTTTTGATTATTTGGAATTGTAGTCACAGGCATTGTATAAAATTGCCTTTGTGAATTATTTTTATCATATATATCTGTTAAATCTTGATATAAATTTGTATTAAAAGCAGATTCTATTTCTGTTTTTGTTTGTTTAGTGTACTCGCATGCTGGTTTTTTGTCTGCTTCATCATGAATTAAATGATTCATAAATGGGTTGTCTAATGTTGGTACAGAACATGATTTTTGCTTCTTTTGTCCAAAATTTTCTATAAATTTATCGACTTTAAATCCCCAAGAAACTAAAAAATATATAAATAACATAGCAAATATTGGTATAAAAAATATATTTATATCACCTCTTACAAAAAATAATATTATTGAACTATAAATAATAAATCTAGTTATTGCATTTATTTTTTCAATATAAGTCATATTTTCAGTTGGTTCAAAATATCTTAAATTTTCTGCAGATAACAATATTTTTGGATTATCTATCCAACTTAAAGTAGACATTTGTTATTAATATAAAAATATAAAAAAAAATGATATAAATATTACTTAATAACAAATTATTATAACACATATATAATAAAATTATTACTATTAAAATGAATGATTTGAGAACAAATACAGTTACAATATTAAACGAAATAATTAATGATACACTTATTACTAAAAATGTAGAAAAAGGTATTTATAATTATACAATATGGAGATCCAAACTAAGACATCAAATATGTAGTTGGGATTCAGACACATTTGTTAATTTATATAAAAATAAATGTAAACAAATATGTGCAAATTTAATACCTAATAATTATGTTAATAATAAAAATTTAATTATTAGATTAAAAAACAAAGAATTTTTACCTCATGAAATAGCGTTTGCTTCTCCTTGCGAATTATTTCCAGAAAGATGGCAAAAAATTATTAGTGAAAAAGAAAAAAGAGATAATGCCGTTAATGAAATAGATAATTCAATTGCAACAGAACAATTTAGATGTTCAAGATGCAAAGGAAATAAAACAACTTACTATACAATGCAAACACGTTCCGCAGATGAATCTGAAACTATATTTATTACATGTCTTGGTTGCGGGAAAAAATGGAGAAAATAGATATAAACTTAAATTATTATTAAATATATATGCCAATACTTGTAATAGACATAGAAACAACCGGTTTATGTAAACAAAATAAACATAGAGAATATTATCATCCTCAAAAAACAAAATATTATGATAGTTCTAGAATTATTGAAGTTGCTTATACTATATATGCAAAAAACAAAAATACACATCAATGGGATGCAATCAAAAATGTATCTAATTTGATTAAACCAGATAATTTTCTAATAGAAAATACATTTATTCATGGAATTAAACACGAAGATGCAGTCCAAAATGGTAGACCAATAAATGAAGTATTTAATTTATTACAAAATGATTTATCTAATATTAATAAAATTATTGCATATAACGCTAATTTTGATATAAATATTTTATTATCAGAAATGTATAGATATAATAATGAAAACTTAATAAATATTATAAATAATAAAAAAATTTTATGTGGATTAAAATTAGCAAGACACAAAATTAAAAATATTAGAAGCTATAAACTTATTAATATTTATAACTTATTGCACAATACTAATGAAAAACAAACACATCGAGCTCTCGATGATGTTAATTTATGTGCAAAAGTTTTTTTTAAATTATTATCATTAGATTCATTTACTTATTTACCCAATTAAAAACACTAAAAACAACACTATAAAAAAAGTAATCTAATATATTAAGAATATAATAATGTGCATGGTTCTAATCTTTTTCTTTATAACTTAAATATTATTATATTATATTGATAAATTATGCTTCATATCTATTCACGTCATATACAATATTTAATTTTTGACCAATTTTTATAAATATAAATGGTACAAATACACCAAATATTATAAATGCTAAAATAATATTTTTAAATATACTATTATTATTAGATACTAATTTATTAATTAATTTGGATTTGGATTTAGATTTTCTAAATAAATTCAAATATACTATATAAAAAAAAACGAAATATGAAATATGGAAAACAATATTTATATATATTCGGTCATATCTTTCATTATAATTAAAATATACCATTATTATATAGTGCGATTTTAATTATTTATCTCTTTTTATAGATTAGATATTATGTTTTTCTTTTAGTATACATTCTAAATTTTGTATTACTTCTTCCCAGTTCCCTTGTTCTTTTTGTTTTATTAATATCGCTTTGGGATACCAATTTGTATTTTTTGTTGATTTTGTACCCCATCGCCATTCTGGACCGAGTGTTAATAATACATATGTTGGTATTTCTAAATTTAATGACAAATGAGCAATAGATGTATCAGTTGTAATTACACCAGAACAAGATTTTATAATTGATACAGAATCTTCGAAAGCATTTATACCATTATCTATATTTTCAAAATACTCTACATTATATTTTTTTAATATTTTATGTTCTTCTTTTGTTATATTTTGGGTGATAACACACCAATTAATATTTGGTATTTTAAATAATTTTTCAGCATATTCTAAATTCATTCTTCTATTAGATATTTCATGCATATTTTTGGAATTTCCTTTCCAATTCAATATATATTTAATTTTATTATCTGTTTTACATTCTCCAATATGTCTAAATAATGGAGTAAAATCCAATGTATTATATGTAATTTTCAATTCTTTTATTAAATACATAAAACTACAATGATAATCAAAATGAGACATTTTAGATGATTCTGTATATTTTATTAATTCTAAATTATCATAGTCACTCTGCATTTTTTGAAAAAACCAGAAAAGACAGTCATCCAAAAAAAATATAATTTTATTATTTACATATTTACTACATAATATAGGTATAAATCTACTAAACATGAATGTATCACCTAAACCACCACCATCGTATACCAGTAATGTTTTATTATTATCATATCTTTCAAAAAAACTCATATTCTCTGCAGTAACACCAGGTCCATTTATATAATTTATTCTATTAATATATGGATACGCATTTTCATAATTCCCTTGTTGTAATTGGCTAGTTGCATAAATAGTTTTAACATGATTTTTTAATTCATTTGAAATGTTTAAATTATCTAAATTATTAATTATATTTTGTGTATATGTGTTGATAATACCTAATATATCATCATATATACTCAAAATATTGAAATATGAAAATACAAGATCTACATAAAATGTATCGGGTTCATTTTCTTTAAATTTATTCCATAATTTTCTTAAAATTTCAAGTGATTTCTTATAGTTACCAATAGTATAATTATTTTTTCCATCTTCTAATTCCATATAATGTTTATTTTCTACTGGAATATGTTTTTTTATCTCTACTATATTATCTTTTGCATATATTTTTTCTTCTTTAAAATATGAATTATATTTCTCATTAATATCACGTTTTATAATATAACGTTCGTCATTAGTTGTATGGATTTTTTCTGCATAAGAAATATATTCTTTATCAAATTCTTTTTTTTTTACTTTTATTTCGTATCAAATCTTCTAATATCCATAATTTATTATTAATTTTATATAATTCATTAAAAAGTTTATCATCATTATTTACACTTTCATTTTCTGAACAAATTGCATTAATTTCATTTTGTATATTTTGTTTTGCTTCTTGATTTTTTGCTTTCTTCTCTTTTATTTTTAATATTGTAAATTTATCAACAATTTCACCAAAACTACAACTTATTTTGCATTTCATGTTATTAATAAATATAAAAATAAAACTTTATATAACTTTATATAAAATATAATGTCAAAATTATATAATGTTGCTGGAAGTGCTTTATTACATAACGAATTAAATGACAATTATTGGAAAGATAAAGCAAAAACTTTGATTAAAGAAGGGGAAAATGTATATGAATCGTTAGGTTTATGTTTAAGTCGTCTTGAATATGTTTTAAAATCAGATGATTTTGGTAATTCAGATTACTGGTATACTATTGAATTAATAAGAGCTGCAAAAAAATTACACACTTGGTTATTAGATGTTGTGAAAGAACTAGAATATGAAAAAAAAATAGAAATGGCAATTAGAGTTTCAGTAAAAAAGGGATTACCTAGTCAAAGCATTAACAAAAATATTCTTAGTTATTTGATGCCAATAGCACAATCATATTAAAATATTTATACTCTAATTTTAGTATTTATACCCATGGATCTTAATTCATCCAGTAATAATTTGAATGCATATGGTGGTCTGATAGAACAACACTCAGAATTTGATAAAATATTTTTTTCAGGATTGTATGGTATAACTTGACCAGTTTTTTTATCAACTGTCATTTCAAATGTATTCGATTTATCCCAAAATATTTCTTTTGTAAATTGTGAAATACCATGTGATAATAAACAATCTGTTTCCATAGTTCCAATTCTAAGTCCTCCATTTTTAGATCTACCATGTAACGGTTGTCTAGTAATCTTATCTCTTGGAGCCGACATTCCTCTTGCATATATTTTATCAGAAACCATTTGTTTTAATCTTTGATAAAAAATAGTTCCAATACAAGCGTCTTTACAAATTAATTTACCAGAAGTACCAGAATATAAAGGATATTCACAATTCACATTTCCATTAATACTCTTTAATATATCAGTTAAATTATTGTATGGATTTTCCATTGCATTAAAATTTTGTATTTCAATTAATCTACCAGTTTGCAAACCAATTTCAGTAGTTAACATTTCTAACAGATATGCAATTGTCATTCTAGAAGGAAAACTGTGTGGATTAAATATAATATCTGGTGTTAAACCATCCTTTGTATACGGCATATTCTCTTTCTCACATATTAAACCAATTGTAGCTTTTTGGGCTTGTCTTGATGCAAATTTATCACCAACTATAGGAAATCTAATATGTCTTACCAAAACTTTTGCTATTCGAGGATGAAATTCAGATATATATATTCTATCTATTATTTCTCCTTGATATGCATGTTTTGCAATTAAACTATTATCTATTGCTTGTCCTTGTTGATTAATGAAAAATGACCCAATTAATACTGTATTTTCTGTAATTAATGTATTCTTTTTTATAATACCATTCTCATCTAAACAATCATAATCCCAATTTGAGTTCAAATTTAAAATTTCTTTTGAAGAATATTTGGGATTTATAATTCTAACTTCTCCAACTGCATTTGATATCCCTTCTTCTCGTAATGAATATGTTGTATAATAACTAGATGCAAATAAACCATTCTCAATTGCAGCTTTATTAATTATAATTGCATCTTCTTGATTATAACCATTTATTGCCGCAATACACACATTTATATTACAACCATATGGAGCATTATTATTATTTAATTTAGTTATTACTCCAGTATTTAATATTGGTTTCTGACCATAATGTAATAAAGACGACATTTGATCCATTCTAAAATTAAAATTTGTTGCATATACTGAAACTGCTTGACGAGATTGCGTACAAGCATATAAATTTCTTGCAATAGGATTATGCTCAATAAAAGGTAATGTTAATGCAGTCAGTCCTAAAGATGATGTTTTTGATATTTCAAAATGAGAACAATTTTTTATATCTTTATTAGACCCAATACTTATTAAAATATTATTTGCTTCATTTGGATCAATAAATTCACATCCTAATTTACAAAGTTCTATTGGATCATAAGCAATTAAATTTTTTTGTTGTATTTTTTTTAAATTATTTATATTATTTTTTGTTAATAACGGTCTTATTAATCTTCCCGAATCAGTTAAAATTCTAATCTCTAAATCGGATATTATCCAGGAAATTGAAAAATCCCAATTTACAATATCATCTTCTGTATTTTGTCTTTTTTTTAACAATTCTTTTACAAATTCCGCAGCATTATTAGTAATAATTCCAATAAAATCACCATTTACAAATATATGATTAATATTTTTTGTATATCTTTCTACACTATTCGCTAAAGATATAAATCCTTTATATTCTTCATGAATCCATTTTAATAATTTTTCAGGATTATTATTACCAGAAATTGTACATGTATGCGATAAATGTTTGTGTTGACCAATACTTGGTCCATCGGGTGTTTCAATCGGACAATAATATCCATACTGAGAATTATGTAATCTTCTTTGTGCCATTGTATTTGGAGATGATGTTGTTATATGCAAATGAACTCTTCTTAAATGAGACATACATTCCATATAAGAATGTCTTAAATATGATTGTAAAACCCCTTCATTTTTAGGATGTGCGGGATTCACTCCAAATTTACCCATAAAACTTTTATCAATATTTTTCTGTAATTCACTACAAGAAATTAATTGAGACAAAGACGAATTTATAATATTATAAATTGAATTCATATTAATATTACTAGCTTTTTGCATTGAGTGTTGAATCAATTTATCTGTATCTTTTTTTATTTGTTTTAAATACAATTCATAAAAATCTCTAAACATATCTGTTAAAATCTCACCAGGCAAACGAACACGTTTAAATAATAAATTGTCACGATCACTTATTGGTTTTAATTTTAATTGAGTTAGTAACAACACTCTAGTCATATATCCAACAAAAGCTGATTTATTATTCAAATTTACAATACAATCATCACTTATATTATTGATATGAGGTAATAAACGACTATTTAAAATATATAACAAATATGACTTCCATTTTATATAATTTTTATCATCTTTACTACTTAAATTATTTTTGTCTTCTACTCCGGCATGATATTTTGTTAGAAAAGATATACATTTTAATGCAGTTACTTGATCATAAATATTATTTACAGCTTCAATAGTTGGCTCAAATTGTTTACATAATAAAGTTGAGATTTCAGATGATACATCACTTCCACAAATTGAATGTATGATCTCACGATCCGTTTCAAGTCCTAAAGCTCTAAATAAAACAATTAAAGGGATATTCCCTTTTAAATAAGGAATTGTTGCAAATATTGTATTTGTTTGAATATCATAAGTTAATTGAAATTTTTCACTAGCATCAGAGCCTAATTGACTTTTTATAGTTGCTATTATATTTTTTGTATCGGATTCTATTCTTGTATTTATTATATTAGTAGCATTATCCTCTTGGGATAATATTATCTTCTCTAATCCCTTAATAATAAAATATCCCCCTTTCTCATATGGTGACTCTCCATAAGAACACAACACTTCATCTGATTTATTTTTTAAACAACAAAATTTAGAATGTAGCATTATTGGAATATTTAATATTATTTCATTTTCAATCTTTTTTTGTTCTTCATTATGATTAATTTCTATATTCAAATTAATCTTTAATTTACCCTGATATGTTAAACCATTTAACCTACATTCATTCGGTTTCATTTCATTAAAATTTACTCTATCTAAAATTATATTATCATTCTCATCAGAATTACAACTAAACTTAAAATATATTGCTGTTTTATATGAAGTATTTTCTTTATTTTTTAAAATACGAACAATATTTTTACTATTATTTATAATTGATGGAATGTTCTTCGTAATAAAATTATCAAACGATTCTGTATTATGTTTCACCAATAGTGTAGTTACATCTGGTGAATCCATTATTTATTATATGTTATTTAAATCTTTAAAACAAACGTTAAAAAAAATATATAATAACTAATAATGACACCTCGATTATTTGGAGCTTCAATAGACATATTAGATAATTTATTAGCTGTAGGTACACCATCAATTGGCAAACAAGGACAAATTTTATTTTATAATATTTTTGAAAGAAATATTGTTGATTTAGATTCTAATATTTCTGCAGTAAATGGTCATATTGATGACGGATTCGGTATTTCTCTTAAAATGTGTAATAAAAGTCCTACTGAAATTAGATTAGTTGTTGGAGCACATAGAATATCTGATCAATTAACATGTAAAGGGGCAGCTTATGTTTATACAACAACAAATCAAGGTAAACAATGGCAATTATTAGATGAAATTGCTCCACCAATTAATATTCATAAAAGTTTTTTTGGATGTTCTGTAGATATCACACAAGATATTGTAGTTGTTGGTGCATATGCAGATAATACAGAAGCTTTTCGTGGCGGTTCTTGTTCTATATATAAAATTAATGACGAAAATAAATATGAATGTATTAAAACATTATATCCAGGAAGTTTCTCAAATATTACTCAACCCAATAATATGAATAATTTATATTTTGGATTTTCAGTTTGTATATATAATTCGTTTTTAGCAATCGGTGCACCTTCAGAAGTTTCAAATGGATTTGTATATTTATTTAAAACAGAAAATGAAAATTGGAATAATATTAAAGCTCATTCTTTAACAGGACCAAATAGATTTGGATTCTCAGTTAAAATGAAAGAAAATGATATTATTATTGGATGTCCAGGGAAAAATGGTGAATCCGGAACTTCTTATATATATAACATATCATCAATATTTGATATAGGATTAGGATTCATCTCTAATGATAAAAATAATGTATATTTTAAAACAATTAAAACTAAATCAAAATCATCAAAAGCTTTATTTGGACGTTCAGTTGCTATTCACGATAACTATTATTTGATATCCGGATTTGGTAAATCTGATAATGAACATATCGGTAGTGCTTTTCTATATTTAAAAAATAATGAATCGAGTGATAATTACAATAATAATGATATTTACGAAAATCCAATTGCTTGTTTAAGAGATAAAGATGCAGCTGAACTATTTGGTCATACTATAACATTAAATGACAAATTTGTAATAATTGCAGATCCAACACAAGATAAAATATTTATTTATACTATTAATAACTGCTTGAATGGTGATTATAGAAGATGGCATAATGCTGCATTTGTAATTGAAAAACCAGACGAATTTAATTTAGAAATTCATTAAATAGTCACCAGTATTTAAAAAATAACTCTTCATCACCCGCTGTCCCGTTAAATTTATAGAATTCGTATGAGTTACACATTTACTGCGCTTGGAAAAAAATTACACATATTTATAACACTTCATTCATAAATCTTATTTAAAAAATCTTCCTTAGATAATCTGGATTCGTGTCGTCTCTATTAAGCAGATAGTTTTTACACCACTTCTTAGTTTTATCCGAGTTATTGGCCATACACTCATCAATCTGACATTTATAGAGTTTCTTTAAAGTTTTACCACAATAACCTCCTCCTTTTATAGTCGAACCCCTCAAATCATTGCGTGGGTTTGGACCCCACCATTTATTTCTACATTTCTTTTCTGTGTTGTACATCTTCTTTTCATCAAAGCAAAATTTCTTGACTTGACACCCTCGGTGTTTTTTTAATCTATCGCCACACACGCCGGTGAATAAATGCGATTGGTTGTAAGATTCCTTTACAACACTAGATACGCCAAATAATGTACCCAATACGATTAATATAAGCAGAGCCAGACCCAAATACCTAAATATAGTTTTATCAGTTTTTGACATTTTAGATAACATCATATAATAATTATAAATATAAATATTTTCAAATTATAATTACTTTGCAAATGGTATAGGAACATATTATTCTTCATATTTAAAAAAATCATATATAAGTTGATAAATGTATAATTATTTAATTATGAATTCCGAAAATGAATTTGAATGTTATTCTATTTATATTGTAACTATTCAATCAATAATATTTAAATTTTTAACTGAAGCAATAAAAGATATTCTACCAGATACAAATTTAGAAATAAATGAAAATGGTGTCCGAATTTTAAGTATGGATCCAACACATACTACATTAGTACATATGAATTTGAATAGCTCTAAATTTGAAAAATATCATTGTACTCATCCTCAAATTGTAGGAATTAATATGATTAATTTATTTAAATTAATAAAAACATTAACTAATAATGATACATTAACATTATTTATTCACAAAAATGATATGAATCATTTAGGTGTTAAAATTGATAATTCATCTAGAAAAGCATCAACAACGTTCAAATTAAATTTAATGGATTTAAATAATGGAAATATTCGTATCCCACCAGCACAATTTGAATCAGTAATTACAATGAAATCCACAGATTTCCAAAAAATTTGTAGAGATATGATTAATATTTCAGATGAAATTGAAATTAAAGCAGTTGATAGTAGTTTAATTCTAACATGTAAAGGGGAATTTGCAGAACAAGAAACAGTTATTGGATCACATCCTAGTTCAGGTATTGTTTTTAGCAAACAATCAGATGTTAATGATATTATTCAAGGAGTTTTTTCATTAAAATATTTAACACTATTCACTAAATGTACTAACTTATGCCCAACACTTCAAATATATTTGAAAAATGATTATCCACTTATTGTTTGTTATAATGTAGGTTCATTAGGAGAAATTAAAATGTGTTTAGCACCTAAAAATTCATAAAAAAAATAATATGTATAAATATACAATGGTAATTGCTAGAGCCATCTCAAGTGTTATTGGCTCAGGCGTTGAAGGATTTGAAGCATCAAAACAAAACAAATACCCAGGATATTCTATACCAAAATCATGGATTGATTTCGTTGTATTTATTATAATATTAACGGTAATCGCCTTTTTTGGTCAATTAATGTGGAATGAATTAATTGCTAAATTCATAACTGTTGCAAAACCACTGCCTACTATTTTCCACACTTTAGGTATGTTTGTAGCATTAGATATATTTTTTGGTAATTAAACATTTTACTAGAAATTCTCATATCGTATTATTAAATTCATATCTGTACTAATATAATTTAAATTGTTTATCTATTTTAAATTATTATAATATCGTAAATATTACTATATAGTAAATATTACAATATATTCATAATATTTTATTAATAATTTATTCAATAAAAATGATTCAATTAATACCTTTAATTTAAAAAACAATACAATTATACGTATATAATATTATTATAAACATATTAAAGTATTAAAACAAACAGTATAAAGCACAAACATAATTAAAAGCACAAGTATAAATGTATAGTACACAAAACAACACAAATACATATAGAAATACTACTACTTATAAAAATAATAATTTAGATAATTTATCTATAAATGATCTTGTCAAAAGTTTTTCAACATCACATATTAATGAGAATGATACCAAATCTAAATTTTTAGTTAACAAAATTGATGAATTTAATTGTTCTAATCCATTTTATAACAATGGTGAAGAATTAAAACATTCAAAAAGAAAAAGAAATAATTTTTATACAGAAATGTCAAAAAAATATCGTATTGACTATATGATTCCTATCGAAAATGTTATTCAATCTGTTTGCGGAAAGACAAATATTGAATCTCTTACTGTTAAAGAGTTAAAATTAATTATTAATAAAAAAAATTTAATTATTCCTGACAAAAATAAGATGATTAAAGAAGAGCTTAAATTTGCAGTTGAAAATGAATTATACTATAACGAATATTGTGATGATAGTGATCAAAGTGATGATGAATCCAAAATTATTAAATCACAAAAAAATACGGAACAACAAAATAGCAATCGCGCAAAACGTTTAATATTACGTAATAAAAAAAGAAATGTTATTTTACAAAAACAAAAACAAAAACAACAAAGAAAAATTGAATTTAAAAATACAGTTTTTAATTTGAGTACTTTGTTTGATTCAACAACATTCTAAACATTATGTTGCAAAAATAACTAATAATAAAATACACAATAAAAAATTAATAATAATAAAAATATACTAAAAAATATATAAAAAACAAATAAAAAATAAAAAGAATTAATGCAACCACATTATCATTTTATAATGTGCATGGTCCCAAGTCATGAGTATTTAAAGCTGCAGAGGGTTTTTTTTATTAATATATTAATTTAAAAATTGGTTTTTTATAATATTAAAATAATATTCTAATTTATTTGGTTCTTGGAATGTCTTATTTAATTTTTGAGATTCAAAATATACTATATTTTCATGAAACAAACAAAAATCATATTGTTCATAAAACGAATCTAATTTGAAATGAAAATGATTTACTAAATCTTTCATTTTTGATAGATTACCAAATATTAAATTGTCTATTCCATCATATTCGGCATTTTTGTGAATAAATGTTATTTTATTGTTATTTTTTATTGCACTTTTACATTTTTTTAATACAATATCCTCGGATATGTTAAATTTCTTTGTTGTATTACAGTCAAAAAAATCAATCCTCATATTTATTATAAAAGGATTTTTAACTGTATATTCCTGCGATATTTCCTCTATTATTTTATTTTGTCCAGCCCACATTAATTTCCAGTTATATATTGGCATAGAACCAATATAAACATCAGTTTGTCCATGTAATTTAATTGTTTGTTCATCATCAATAAAACATTTTACTTCAATATTATCAAAATAATCAATTATTTCTTTTTTATTTATAACACGTTTTGATATATTCAAATTTCTCCAACTAGATTTGGCTTCACTAAAATTCCAAGTATGTATATATATATGCATTGAATCACCAAATACTTTTTTTAAGTTTTTAACAAATATTTTTAATCTTGGATTTTTAAAAGCAAAACGTTCATGTCCTCTTAATAATAAAATAACTTCCATTAGTAATTATTTTATATCTTTATCTAGAATTTTATCACAATATTTATTAAATAATTTTAACAAATTTTTCACAAAAAATTATATTTCAGAAATATATAGAAATGACAACTACAGAAGATGAGAAACGAACAATGCCTGAGTATTTTTATAGGACTGGGCGTAATATGGTTAATTTTATTAAAGGAGGACCTACTAATGAAGATACACAAGATAATAACAAAATAATTAATATTATAAAATGGGTTGTTCTTACTGTTATTATCGTATTTCTTATTTATAAATTCACTAAAAAAATAAAAAAATTTTTTAGAAAAAAAAAATCTATAAAAAACAAAAAAGAAAATACATATGCAGATATCACCACCACACAATCAATACAACTTGATATACCACCTAATAATATGATTTGTTCTTATTCTTTTGATATAGACGTTTTTTTTCAAAATAGTTCAAAAGCTATTCATACAATATTAGATAGAGTATCTCCAATAATTAAAGTTAATATGATGAATGGATCAATTATAATAGAATATTTGTCATCATATAGAATAAAAAATGAGGATACAGGAACGGATGATATAGAAACTGATGATACAGGAACTGATGATACAGGAAATTTAGAAGACTTTACAAATTTTAATTTAATCGAACATTTGACTGAATCATGTAATTGCCCAAATAGTGATTCCAATAATAATAATAATAATAATAACGATCCGTATCCGACTATATTAAGAGTTGTAACACCACCTATTCATTTTCAAAAAAATAATCATATTGAAATAAAACAAAATATTAGACATATTACAGTTTTTTTAAATGGTAAATTTTTTTATTCTACAACAATAGATTATGTACCATATTTATTCAAAGGTAATGCGACTTTACTTCCAGACGAAGCATGGAGATATATAAAATTAAAAAAACTTAATTTTAATCCTAAATAAAACAAATGCAAAAGACTTAAACTCTTATAATCTTTCTGTTGTGTTTATTACATTATTTTATAAAATAAACTATTATTAATTCTCAATAATTATTGGATGTCTACTAGATGTATTATAGTTCACAGATACAGGATAATTTCCGTCTATAAATACAATATTCTTCTCTAGTAATTCTATCTTTAATATTTTGTAAAGATTTTTTGTTAGTTTCGGAATATTATTTTTTATATTTATACTACATAAAACATGTAACATTAAACCTCTAACATCTGAAGCACTATAAGTTATTTCTACCCTCTTTACATTATCGTGCTGTATTAATTTATTTTTTATAATAGTTTCAACTGTTTTTATATTATTTTTATGTGAAATTAAAATTTCTAATTTTATTTTATAATTACGAGAATTATAAACACTAGATGTAGGTAAATTCCATAGTTTTGAATGAGGTATATCTATTATTAAATTTGTAGTTGTATCTTTTAAATATGTAGAAAATGCATCTACAGATACAATTTCACCAGATATTTGATTATCAATTGTAATATAATCACCAATATTTAATTTATTGAATGCGGTTAACATAACTCCAGTCATAAAATCTTGTATTGGAGTCTGAATAGATAACGGAATAACAACTCCTAAAATACCTAATCCGCTTAGAAAATAAGTAGAATCTATATTAGAAATTTTTAATGATGCTAATATTCCACCTATTATAAATATACTTCTAATAATAGATTTTATTATTGTAGGATAATGATACAGTTTATTTTTATTATTATCTAATTTAATAAAATTAGATACATAATAAACGAAATTATGAGATAAAGATACACAACTTATAAAAATTACAATAGAAATAATATATCGAATTAATGTATAATGAGTAATATCCTCTATATTATCCGTATTTATTGTAATTTCAGATGTCATAGTTATTATATATAATAATGATATTAAAAACAAACAAAATTATATGATTTACATTATTTTTATACAATTATATTACTTAATAATATTAATTTTCTTTTATGTTTGCAAATAAAAAGAAAAGGAGCCAAAGGATTTAGATTTAGAATTTAATTTATCTATTTTTCTTTCTCTTTCTTTCTATTTCTAAATGTTTTAAAACAACATCAAATGCTAATATTCCTTTTAAATCGTGTTGTATTCGCATAAGCATTAGCATTGTTAATTGAGTTGCATTATAAATAGGAGACCAATTATTTATAAATTGACTATTTTCTCGTATAATTGCATATTCAACACATTTACTAATATTTTTATATTTAGGAAAACAACTTTGTAATTCCCATTTAATAGGATAAAAAGGAATATTTTTAGATGGAGTCATAATTAAATTTAATCTTATATTTGTAGTTAAATAAGACATTATTATTCGGTTAATTTCAATCGGTAATTCGTAAATACTATAAAATAATATAGATCTTTTTATAAATATTGATAATAACAACTGCTTACAATTATACTCTGCATTAATATCAAATTTAAATAATTTTTTTATGTCTTCTAATTCAAAAGAATTAATAAAACGATTTACATAATAATTCATTCTATTAATTTAAAATTTAAAAATAATATATTTCATTTAATCTTATATAAATATATTTTCATAACAAAACTAATTTATCTTTTCTTTTTACCTTTTTTTTTATTTGAAAATGTTTTTTTTATTTTTTTATTAGACTTTTTTATTCCTTTACCAACCTTATTTAATCCTTTTTTTATTGCTTTACCTAAATCTTTAAATTTACCACCAGGATTATCAATAAAATCACTTACATGATCTAAAGCTTTTTGACTTTTTTTAATAGTTGGATCAGTTATCATTGCTTCTAATCCTTTTACCATTGACCAAGCAAAATACAGTAATGTAATATATAATGCTAATAATTTTTGAAAAATTGATTGTATTTTCAGCATCATAAATTGAGATGTAGATGACATATTTGACATTTTTCTCATCATTCCTTTATATTTATCAACTGCTTCTAAACCAATATTTTTCATTACAGATCGTACATCTTGCAATGAATCGGACATCGTATTTGATACCGATTTTAAAGCTGAAAATAAATCATCATATGGTTTTACAACATCTCCTGCAGTTTGATGAACATTATTAGACAAACATTCTGTAAATGTTTTAGATGGACTATAACCAAATAAATTTGCAAATGGCAAAATTATAGGATTGCATTTATATACTCCCCAATTACTTCGTATTAATTTTCTCATTCCAATTAATACAATTAAAAATGTTAAGAAAATTACAAAGAATATATATAACATTATTTGACCATATCCTACAAAAACATCCGGTACAAATACACATACCATTAACGTTACACAATTTAATTTATACAGTAAAAATTATAAACACAAACTAATATAAATTTCATTACAATTTAAATTACATTAATTAAATATTAATCGCGTTTAAAATATACATAATTAAAAATATGTATTTAATATGCCTGGATCGACTAATGGTTAAGTCCTCTGTTTGTGTTTAGTAAAAATATATTATCAAACTGCACAGAAAATCAAGGTTCGATTCCTTGTCTAGGCATATATTATGTTATATTATTTTTATATTATTTTAATTTACTACTATTATAATTTTGTAAATTTAATTTATGAATATACGAAATTATTTGAAATTTATATCATCAGATGATCAAGTTTTTTATTTTAAAATTAATAATACTGAACAATTAAGAAGTTATAATATTGCAAATAATCAATCTAATAATTATTATACCAATTTTCAGAATATATCTACTGATACAAATAATTTATTAAAAATAGATCCGTCAATTGTAGATCAAACGTTATTTTTTAAATTAAATGTTAGTCAACAATTTAGATCATATTATATTTCTGAAAATGCAAATAATTCAGATTTTTATGATTTATTGATAGAATCGGAACCTGAACCAGAACCGGAACCTGTAACAGAACCAGAATCTGAACCTGAACCAGAACCAGAGTCTGAACCAGAACC